GGGGACTAGGCCTCAGTCGCAGGCTCCTCCGCATCGTCCGGCGCCGGCGGCAGTGCCGCGAGCTCCGACCCGAGATGCGCATCGGCCACCTCCAGCTCATCGTCGGTAAGTTCAGTGAGCGGCTGGAGGGGACCGCCGGCGATCTGGTAGACGGCAGGGCCGACCTGCACCAACGGCGCCTCCTGATGGAGACCTTCCAAGTCTTCGATGCCCTTCTGCCCGTCTAGCACTACCCGAAGAAGCTGAGCGCGATCCTTGGGCTCCGCCACCTCACGATCCTCCAGCGCTAGCTGCTGGACGCCGCGCCGGGTCCGAATCGCCGCCTCCCGAGCATCCTCGGCACGCCGAAGGTGGCCGGCATCGCACATCTCCTGGGCACGTTGAATGTCCTTGTCCGCCGTGTGCCAGTGACAGTTGAGCTTCACCGAAATGGCGTGGGTCGAGTAACCGAGGGTGTAGAGCTCCCATGCCTGGTGCATGCGCTGAATCGCCTTCGGATTGTAGATGGTCCGAACCTTGCTCTTCCGCTTCTTCTGGTGGGATCGTCCCTCAGCCATCTCGTGCTCCTATATGCACAACTGCTAATACCGTTCTTGCACAGAGCCTAAGAGACAGGCTATACCTACGGCTGCTATGCATCGGACTTCTGCGCAAGCACCTTTCGCGCTGCTACACATTCTGCCAGCGAGCAGTGCTCCCACCCCTGGCGACTCGCTTGCGGATGCGTATGATGCTGTGTGTGACAAAGGGACACCAGCAACTCCACACCCGCCCGCAGCTTGGTGATGTACCTCAAGGCAACATCTAAGTTCCGTAAAGCATCACGACCGACGGCGTCTATCATCCCGGCTCCTTAATGGCCGTCATCTGTAGTTCTCGTTTGTCGCTCATGAACGTGCCCACCTCTCGAATGCAGCGAATGGATGCTGGACGCGGGGCGCAGCGGGCTTGCGCGGAAGTTCGAGCAGGATAAGCTCTAGGCCACGCCCACATTCGGGACACCAAGTATTGCCAGCCCAAGTAGTCTCTCTGTAACCGCAGTGACGGCTTATCTTGATGAGCCTGTTCGTCCATTCTGCCCGTGCTGGAACTAATTGCACCCCCTCCATCACCTCTCCGTGGCGCTATTCGGCGCGAGGGCGGCGCGGGCCTCTTGACACTCCAGCTCGCCGCAATCCTCTTCCACCGCCCCATCAAGCATGAAATCTTCTGAACATCTGAAGCAGACGCGCTCAACTACGAAGTCCCGCAGCCGCGTCACCTCCCCCTCCAGCTCGACGTTGCGCTGCTGGCACTCCTCGTGCTCGTCATCTTCCAGCGGCGCGTAGCTCGGACACATCCTGTTAGTACATCGTCCGCCCGTCAGCACCTGCTCGCAGGTCACGCAGGTTACACCCATCTCCACCACTTCAGCACCTCCTAAGCGTCCAGGTGCTGGGTCTCGACGTGCCGCTGCACATTGCGGAACGTCCGATGGCAGAAGCCGCACGTCCCGTTCTTGGCACGCTTGCGGAGGTCGGTGTTCTTCCGGCGCAGCCCCGTGTTCTTGTTGGCTAGATCCATGTTGTCGTCGGCGAGCCACGTGTTGGAGATGCTTAGGTCCCGGGCGTGCGCCTGCGCCTCTCGCAACTCCTGATTGTGCGTCTTGCCCTTGTAGGCCTGCGGATGGCCGGCGGGGCAGTAGAATTCGTCCTTCTGACGGGAGCGCTGCTGACGAAAGAATGCTGGCATAGCGAATGTGATTCCACACCGGCAGCACTCCTCGGTCTCCAGGTCTAGCTCGGTCGTGACTGTCACTAGTCGTGTCATCGGGTACCCTCCTTCTCCTCTAGCATATCACAGCGGTATCCCCAGCGTCGTCTGCTCGGGCCTGTGCGTCACGCTCCGCCTCCATTATCAGGCGCCCAACGTACTCGGCGACTTGCGGGACGACGGCGTTGCCGAGTGCCCGGAGCCGATGTACGCGATCCTTCTGACCCGTCACCGTTCGGGGCACTCCGCACTCCCATCCACCACAGTCCATGTTTCCGGGAAGCCCATGAGCAGGCTCACCCAGTCGGCATTGAGCTGTCCACCCACCTGATCGTGCAGCGAGACTGAGTGCCCCTGTTTCTTCCGCCGCTCCGGCGAAGACGGACCCCTCTCGTCCCCGTCCCTGGCCTGGGGTGTGCGGAATACCGCAGCCTGTAGGTCGCCCCGGTCGTTCTCCCGCGGTTGCCCGTAGTGTTCCGGGCTCCCCTTCGGTGTCGGCCACATCGCTACCTCGTCGTTCAGGTTGCGGCCCCCGTGCTTCGTCCCGTATCGCCCCACCCTCGCTGCGTTCCCCTTCGCTGTGTCGTGCGCCTGGGGTGTCGGCCAGCGCTTCACGGCTTGCCCCAAGTCCACCTGGCGCTTCTTGCCGTCGGGTGTCATGCCCGTCCGGGACATCGTACCCGTCGCTGGGCTTCTTCCGCCGTTCGGCACGTTGGGCGTGGGCCACATTCGCTCCGCCGCCTGCACCTCGCTCGTCAAGTCCCGACCCCCCTTGCCATCCTTCGCCCACTGGTGCCTCCCTCCCTGGCCCCCTACCTGTGGCGTGGGCCACAATGAAGACCCGATCGCGGATGTGCGGGGCACCAAGGGCGGCCGCCGATACATCGTTGTCGCTAGACATGCTTCAACTGCCGTTCCATCTCCGAAGAGAAGGTATAGGAATCGTCCTGCCACTGGATCAGCCCGTTCCTGACTAGGCGAAGGGCCATCCGCTCTAGCTGACGGTGTAGTAGTTGGTGGCCGCTCCTGTTCGTCACGAATAGGTTCTTCTCCGTCATGTTCGCGTGGTCCCCGTCGATGTGGTGTACCAACTCCCCACGGCGCAGCACTCGCCCTAGCTTCTTCGCCGCTGCTTGGCGGTACAGCTTCGCTGAATAGGAGCTCGGCGCGTATCGTCCACCAGGCCGTAGCACTCCATGCCTCTTCAGCAGCCGTTGTACCTGCTTCCACCCCGCCTCGACCTCGGCTGCTACTTGGCGAATCCCCTTGCCCTCCTCTACGTAGAGATGCAGAACGCGACTTACATTCACAACAGGTTTCGCTTGGCTCAAGCCGACGCACCCTTGAGAGCAGAAGCGCCCGCGCCCCTTCGCTATCGCGTCCTTCCGTGGCCTGAATAATGTGGTGCAGGATTCGCACCGTCTCGCAGGCGCAAAGCTTCTCATATGGGCCATAAGTCGTTCCTCCTTGCGACAATGAAGACGCGATCTCTGATATGGGGTGCCCCGAGAGCAGCCGCAGAGATGCAATCGTGGTCCGCATCATACCCGCTCTCGGCCAAGTCCCTGAGCACTCCACCAAAGAGCCGTCCAGCGTCGATTGACAGGAGGCCTGGAACATTTTCGACCAGGACCCATCGGGGCCTAACTGCGCGTATGACTCGGACGAACTCGGGCCAGAGCCAGCGCTCGTCTTCGGCGCCTTTCCTCCGGCCCGCGTGCGAGACCGGCTGGCAGGGTGGCCCCCCGCAGATGAGGTCAACTTTCGGTGCTTTCTCATCAACATCCCTCACGTCATCATAGCACGGCACACCAGGCCAGTTCTTGTTAAGAACTTGGCGGCAGAAAGGATCTCGTTCGCATTGCCATACCACCTCCATACCGCTTCGCTCCAAACCTAAATCTATACCGCCCACGCCGGAAAAGAGACTACCAAATGTAGCCATCTCTACTCCTCCCACTCCGGTTCCGTGTCCTCTGGCGCCTCCGCCTGGACCAGCTCTGCGCCGCCTGCGCGTGCCTGTGCGATACGGCAATATTCCGCGCTCAGGTCCACACCGACGAAGTCGTGCCCCTCCTCGCGTGCGGCGATCAGTGTCGAGCCGCTGCCGCAGAAGGGGTCTACGACGATGCCGCCTGGTGGCGTGACGAGCCGCACCAGCCAGCGCATGAGAGCGATAGGCTTGACCGTAGGATGCCCGCACTTGACCTGCTTAGCAGTTCTTCCAGCGCCGGCACGTGGCGACTTCAGGCCGGCGGTGTCCGGCTTGCGGTTGACAGCCTCAGCGCCTGTGATCGGCTCGAAGTCCTCCAGGCCGCGCTCGCGCTCCGCTCGGGACGCTTTAGCCACGTAGCGAAAGCGTACGGTCGTGAAGAACCGCGAGGCGCCGCCGGAACCTCCATGTGTCTTACTGAGTGTCCGCCGCCCGAACATAGAATCCGACACCTGCTGCCCCTCAACCCGATTCGGACGTTGGGTATCCCCAAGCGCACCACTCTGCGCGTCCAGCATCCCCGCCGGACAGTCCGGCTCATGGCCGCCCTCGGCATCGTCGTCGCAGGTACACTCGAAGATCACGTTCGCGGGCCAGCGTCCCGCTTCGTGCCCGCGACCAAAGGAGGGATGTGTCTTCGTCCACTCGTCTTGCGCATAGATCTGGCTGCCCGCATAACTCGGTGATCGCGCAAGTTGCTCATCCGTCCCAATCCGCGTCGCGTCAATGTTCAGCCCGCCTACGCCATGCGCTAGCACGTTCTCCGCCACCGTGCCCTCTAGCGGCTTCCGGGCCAGCAGGATCGGCTCCCAGGCGGGCTTGAGCGCCGTGCCCCAGCCTTCCCACTGTTTGGCTTCGTCGGTAATCGGTACTTTAGAAGTGAACTTGTTGCCTTCGGGATAATAGTCACTGGGCCGGAAATCGGCTTCCTTGTTCGTTATCATCAAGCGTTTATACCCACCACTAGGTGACGTACTGACTACTTCCCGTTCCGCTCCTGCCGCCTTGTCGATGGCCTTGCTCACGTCCAGTGACTTCGGGAAGCCCTGGCCGTAGAGCCACATCAGCGTATCCCGTACCTCGAAGCCCGCATCCTCAACAGCGCACCATAGCCGGTGGTGCGTTCGCGTTCCGCCGAAGGCTAGCAGATAGCCGCCGGGCTTCAGGACGCGCAGGCATGCCTCCCAGGTCGCCTGGCGGAAGGCGACGCCGGTCGCGTCCCACTTCTTGCCCATGAAGGCGAGCTCGTAGGGCGGATCCGTAACGACCGCGTCGACGGAGTTATCGTCCAGCCGCGCTAGGCCGTCCAAGACGTCGCCTACGATGATGAGGCCCTGCGTCATCTGTTGCGCTCTCCTTTTCTGTCCCACAGCAGCAGGTGCGTGATCGTGTCCGTCACCGACTCGTGCGCCTGCCGGAAGTGCTCCGTGGCAACCTTCGGAATATGGTCCACCGCTGCGGCCACCACAGGCCGCACCAGCACATGCACCAACTCGTGCAGCAGATTGTGCTCTAGGTCCGCATCGCTCATGATTGCTGCGAGTCCGCAGTTGAGCGAGATCGTTGCCCTCCTGTACGGCTCGTTGAACTCGATAGACGCCAGCACCGTTGTGTCGTCGGGTTGGGATGGGAAGTGTGATCCGCACACAAGCTCAACACAAATATCCCACGTATTGTAGAGATCGAGGCGCCGGAGCCATCGGTCCATGATGCGGTCGATCCGCGCCGCCTGCTGCTTGTTGGTGAGTCGCTTCATGCTGACCAGCCCTCCTCTGCATCCTCCCCGCGCGCCCTGTCCAGCGCCTCAAGAATCCCGCAGGGGCGACAAATCCGCGACTCCGGGTGGACATGCCGACGGTTGGTGCATTTGACGCACCGCGCACGCATCACCCACTCGCCCAAGAGTCGGGAGTAGATGAGCTGAGCAGAGCCGCTCATGAGCTGTATCCACACGCAGCACGGAAGCAGTAAGTGCGCCCGTCCGTCGTCACCAAGCTCTTGTACCCGCAGCGTGGACAGTGTGTTATCATGTTCAGTTACTCCCCCGCGTCCCTGCGTCGAAGCCCGTTCGGTAGCCGCGCTCGTAGCCCTCCTCGTCGCCCAATCGGGAACCCTCATCCTTACCTTGATCGTATCCCCGAGAGTAACCCGCCGCATCGCCATCCCGTTCGCCATCGCGTTGGCCGTCCGAGACGCCGTCGTTATAGCCCTCCTCTTTGCCCAACTCAAAGCCCTCGTCCTTACCGTCTGAGAAGCTGCCAGCAGCCGCATCCTCAGTGGCTACCTCCACGAGCACGTTCAGCAGCCGCTCGAACTCGTACTGGCGCTGGACGCGCACCGAGGGTATCAGGCACGCCGGACCGCGGAGATCATCGACCGCGTCGAATACGTCTTGGCGTGCGTCGTCTTCTGCTGTCATATCACAACTCCTCGTCAAACTTGTCCATCGGAATCCGCCGCCCCCGACGATAGTGTAGCACCTGCGCCTCCGACGCCTGCCAGTCCCGCACGTTGGTCGACGCCAGCAGCGCGGTCAGCGCACCGAGCAGCGCCTCCTCCTCGAAGAACACGTCCGTCGCTAGCTGATACATGATGTCCCAACGGTCTGGTGGCTCCGGAAAGAGCACGTACCCGGGCTTGCCCTGGCCGCGAATGTAGCCGAGCTCAAGGTGTCCCGACTTGCCTGCCGGTAGTAGCAGCACGGCGGCATCCGACTCATTCAGGTGTTGGCGGTCGAAGTGGTACACATTCTCCGCCGCACGGCCGTGCAGCGCCTCACCGTAGGAGTGACCGCGAGCCGTTTCGTACGCCTGCCAATATGAGTCCGTTTCAGATCCAGGAGCCCACCAATCATCAAATACGTCGAAGCCAAGCTCGCGGATGCGGTTGGCTAGGAGCGGGACTTCGGGGTTCCGCAGTGAGCCAATCAGATATAGCTTTTTCATTATGCGCAGTGCCTCGGCGTCACCGCGTAGCCGCCGCCAGTGACCGGATACTCCCGGTCCGCGAGGTACTCATCATCGCAGCCCGTCTCGCCGCAATCGAAGCAGACGTAGGTATAGCATACGTGCTCACCATCGATCTTGTAGAGGTACGATGTGGCGAGGCGGAAGCACTCAGTATCCGTCTCTTCGAGATCGTGGCACGTGCCGCGATCACACTCGCACTTCGTACCTTCGGGAGGATTCGGAATCTTGTCATCGATCCACTCCTCCAACGTCCCGTCCATGTCTGCCTGGTCCTTCTTGCCGATGTAGAATCTGTTGTGGCTCATGCTACTTCCTCCTCCGGCCCGCAGAACTTCGGCGACCGCCACAGCGGATCGTTGGGCGGCAAGATACCGCGCGGTCGGTCGACCCGCTTGGCGATGCACATCGTTATCCAACGCTGGTCGGTCAGATCTCCCAAGTCGTGCTTGTGTGCCTTCCACATCGTGTAGATAGCCTGCTTCCGCGTCCACGCCGCGACGAGCTCAACGAGGCACCCCTCCTCGGGCACGTACAGACCCGCCTCACGATCGATGCAGTCATAGGTCGTGACCTCTCCTGCGTTGACAAAGTAGACGTTCACTTCGCACCTCCTACTCTTTCGCTGGCCGTATCACCGGCATTCGCCGCTTCGGATCCCACTGCACCCGAGCACGTCTGGCCTCGGTAGTGCGCTCCACCACATCCAGCCGATCCAGCGCAGCGTTTATGCGCGCCAGAGCCTCCGGCGAAAGCCGCCGAAGAAACGACGCCTTATCCCGCCGCTGTGTGTCAGCCACCAGGCTCTGCCTCCTCCGCCTCCGCCTCCAGAGACGCGGCCTGCTGCGCCGTCGCCAGAGCACAGCCGAAGTGGATAGGCGCCGTCTTCAGCGCTCCCGGTGCGACCGCACCAATGAAGTGAACGATGAGCTGGCCGGGCTCGAATTCGGTCTGGCAGCCTGGGCACTTCGGCACTGTCTTGGGCGGGCGGATGCCCGGCGGGAGTACGAGGTCATTGGGTATTGGGGGCATGGTCTCCTCCTTCGTGCAGGTGTGCGTCAATGGACGCGGCGGTGTCTACGGAGTCTGCGTCCTCCCAGGTGAATGGTGGCGTCTGCTGCTCCGCCTGGTGCTCGGCTACCCCCTGGAGAATGCCAGCCCAGATCTCGGTGGTGTCTGGGATCACGTACGCCAGGAACTCGGCTAGGTGCACCGCTGCCGCCCTGTCCTGAAGACACATCTGCGCGAAGACGTTAGCAGCGTGCTCACGGCTGGGGGCACCGATGATGGCGTGCGCCAGATGCAGCAGCATGTTCGGGTTGGTCACGGCGTCTCCTCGTCCTCCCACCACTGCTCTTCCGACTGCTCCCGTGGCCGCAGCAGCAGCCCGCCGAGCGAGCAGTGCAGCTTCGTCTCGGTGCTCAGTCCGCGCGTCTCCTTCTTGCTGGGCAGGTACCATTCCCACTTGACAGCGCCGGCGCCTACAGGCTTCGGCTCGTACCAGCCCGACTGAGCTAGGCCAGTGCAGCCGCCAGCACGGCAGTCGGTCAGCATCGGCGTCGTGCCCTCGTCCACATCCACGGTCACCATAATGCCGCCGCAGGCGCCGCAGATATAGAAGTTCTCGCGGCCGACGTTAGACACGGGGCAGCGCCTCCATACCATCCTGATAGGAACAGGCGCTGCACAGACCAGTCGCGCCGTTCCACGGCAGTGGTGCCTTCCACCGACGACAGGCCGGACAATAGCATTCCGACAGTCTAGCGAACGGCCAGCGCCAACCCATGAAGCACCATACCCGACGCCTCGGGGCATGCTCATAACCGTACGCTTCAATCTTGCGTCTGAATGGTCGGTGTGTTGTGCAGTAGCCGTAGGCGTAGCACGTACACTCCCAGAGCCGCACGCAACCGGCGTGCCAGCCCTCGGCACAGGCGTCGCACCAGCGCGAACTGACAGGGGACGGAGGCGGTCCGACAGTGATCATGACTGCGCTCGCGCCGATACGCCTTCCTCAGACACTACCCTGACACCTAGGATGTCGAGATCGTTCTTCAGCGAACGCGCCAGCGCGTTCAATTCGGGCATGTTCGGCTGGACTAGCACAAGCCGATTCGTGCGGCTCGCGAATGCCGCTAACGCCTTCAAGTCAGTCACCTCGGCGTGCCAGGTCGTGCGGAGATGGACGGCTCCGATCGGGGCTTCCGCCACTGCCGCTGTTGGCGCTACCACATCAGCGACGCGCTCCTCGGTCGCCTCGGCGCGGTCGTCCTTGCCAGCCACACGCTGCTTCTCCGCCAGGGTCGCTAGGCGCACGCGCTCGCGTTCCGCCTCCGCATCGAGCCGGTCCTGCGCCTCCCGCTGTAGGCGTACCTGCTCCTGGGTGTAGGCGAGGACAGCCGTCTTGATTGTCTGCTCAGCGGTCGCTAGGCGATCGACGGCGGGCTGGAACAGCTCCATGACTCGCTTCTTGGCCGCGTCCATCGGTCGGGTGATCGACAGGCGCATGTCGGTCAGCGCCTTCTGCCGACTCTTGACTGTCTGGAGAAGGTCGGTACTGGCTCCCAATTCCTCAGTAGTCTTTATCGTCAGCGCCTCCGCGGTCGATACGAGCTCTATGCTCATCTCGTCCTCGCGTCCCACCGCCTTTGCCGCCAGTATAACTGACTCATTTTTGTCTGCTGTCATTGTGCTTGCCTTTCCGCTATGCGCATGTTCTCGTTCATCTCTGCGAGCATCTTCCGCGAAATCCTTATTGGCGACCACTGCCGCGGCAGCGACCGCGGGAACTGACGCCGAGCGCCGCAGCGCCGGCAGACCGAGTTGGCCATCGGGCCCGGATCGTCGGCTGCGTCGGGAATCCACCAGCGGTGGACGCACTTCGTTGCGCTCATTGCCAAGGCATCCTCCGCCGCCGTCGCGGCGCGTAGCCTAGGAGGGGCGGCTCGGGAGCTACTGCCACACCGTTCTGCATCTCAATCTCGTGCCCGCATTGGAGGCAACAGAACGTCGTGCCGTACGTATCGCGTTCGGGGAACATCGATCCCAAACACCGCGGGCACTGTTTACCGACGTGCTGGAGCATAGTGTTCCTCCTCGAATGTTGTCAGGTTGGTGGGACCAGTTGCCGGATTGAACGGCGCCCAATTATGCTGTGGTCGCAATGGGAGGGGGAGGAAAACTAACGAGGGAACGCACACCCCCGACCACTTCTCCCCTGGCCTCTTGGCCACTACTGGTCCCGCGATGGTGGTCACTACTGAGATCCTCCTTGTACCTGTTTCGACGCTGGGTGAAGGCTGACCCTGTCGCCGGTCTCTAGGCCGGCCTCGTATCCTTCGGGGTGCAGCAGCGTACGATCTGGGCCGGTCTCCGTCTCGCCATGTCGGTCCTTGACAAACTGCGCATTCTCATCGCCGTAGCGTACAACGAGCGCGCGAATCTTCACGTCCTCCGCTGCGCGGGCTGCCACCATGTCCCCTAGCCGTTGGTTGATGCGGGCAAGGATGCCGATGCGGCACGATTCCAGCCATGCCTTCTCGTACCGAGCTACGCGTCCCTCCTCGTGACAGGCCTCCAGCGCTAGCCGTGCGACCTGACGCACGACCCAGGCATTAAGTTCCCGGACGGTGGCCACGTTGTCGGGCCGACCGACGAAGACAAGGACACCACTGCCCTTCACACCAAGCACCCGGACGAAGAAATGGTTGCCGATCACGGTAGCCAGGATACCCTGCCAGCCGCCGGAGCCGCGTCGCATCGTCCCGCCAGCCGCGACCGCATATTCGCGTTCCTCAACGACCTGCCCGGCCTCGCCACTGATCATCTCGACCTCCGCCATCGACAGGTTGTGCTTGAGCAGGAGACGGTGTGCCATCTCCAGCGCCGTCGCGGCCTCGGCCTCCGTCGCGCCGCGCTCAGGCACCTTCGCCAACAGCGCCTGGACCTTCTCGATGATGCTATCGCGGTCGGTCATGCCACGTCCTCCGACGCAGGTGCCGAAGCCTTGCCGGCGCATAGGACCTTGGTGCGGTACGCGTCGGCGGCGTCGGCGCAGCGTGGAGTGCAATACTTGACCGTGTCGTAGCGGTTGGCGCCGCGAGATCTGAACTGCTGCTCGTCGGCGAGACACCAATAGCATAGCCCCCGTACGGCTTCGTAATTGTGACAGGCTATGTAGGTCTGCACCACGTCGCGGTACCATGCAAGAAGCGTACTGCGATCCGCCGTGGCGTCGGGTGCGTCCTGTGGGGTCGGGTCGGTCATGACTTCGTCGTGAACCCGTGCCGGAAGAGGTCTCCACACAGAAAGGCAACGAGTAGACCCACGGGGCCACACACTGCCATGCACCAGGCACGTCTGCGGTCAGTATCCTGTTGAGATTCGGCTATACCGGGGTACTCCTTCTGGAAGAACGCAAACGTCGCCTTGTACGCCAGCAGCCCACACAGAACGTACAGGCTAGCTGCTCCGATAATAATCAGGGTTAGCATAATCTTCTCCTCCTCCCCCGCAGCATAGCACGTTTAATCATGTTTGTCAAGTGCGGAACACCCCATCCTTGCCGAAGTCCATCTGCTGCCGTTCCCACGCAGTTGTATCGCCGTATCCGGGACGGTCTAGTGTCAGGTCAGTGCGGCGCATGGCGCAGGCCGTGCAGAGACTCAAGATGCTGTTCCACGCAGGGGTGTACCGTTCTCCGTTCTCCGGGAACGGGCAGCGCCCACCATGCAGATCGCAACGCTGGCACTGACATTGCAGATGCCAACTGGCGAACGTGTAGTTGCGCCAAACCCGACGGTTAAGAAATTGTCGCAGTCTCGTAAGCATGCTATGCCTCCCTACTTCACCACGACCGTGCCGATGTGCTTGTGTGGACCCTGCGCCAGCGTCGGCGGCACGATCAGGCCGAGCGCGCTAAGGTGAATCCACTGCCGATGGGTCAGCGACTTTTGGCGCACCGTCAAGTCCGCTTGGAGCACGGGGAACCGGTGCTGCGCTCCGCTGAAGTCCAGAACAAACTCGTCAAGCCACATGTCTTCATCTCCTTCTTGCTGAATGCGGAATGCGTCGTCGTGAAACAGGTTGAGGTCGCAGGTCTCGCCGCCGATAGCGGTCGTGCCCTGGAACTGCCAGCCACGAGCCTCGCGCCAGGCGCCCACGGCGTAGCCGCCGAACGGGTCGGCGTCGTCACGCGGCCACCAGACGCTATTGCCACCGAGCCGCTCTGGGGACAGCGGGTAGCGTGCCAGCCACAGCGGGTGGTCGGCGTACTGCGAAGCGCGTCCCATGATCTCGCGCCATGAACTAGGCGACGCGTAGATCCAGGACTGGCGACCGAGCCACTGATCCGCGGCTTCGACGCACCGCTGTGTGACGCCGGCACCTTGCTCGATATCGTGGGCGTAGAACGCGAGCTCGGACTTGTAGCCGGACTGCTCGATCCAGCGAAAGGCGCCCTCGTAGTCGCGCGGAGGCCATACGTAGGCAGCGACGCCTAGGCCCGCCTTGAGCGCCCCCTCCACGTGCTGGGCGAAGTGCTCGTTGCGGCGTCCCGGAACGTAGCCACCACCCCAGGCTTGCACCACAGCGGCCCTGACGCCGTGCCGGTCGCGCACGGTGCGCCACCACTCGTGCGAGATCGTGGTCGTGTACTCGCTGACGTCCACTACGCGAATGAGATCAGGCACTGGGCTGCTCCTTTTTCCACTGCCACGTCCACCATTCGTGTGGCTCATCTGGCATCCTCGTACATGGAAACTGGCCGACGCACTCTAGGAGCTGAACTCCACGTGGCGTGGGAAAGCCTACACGTCGCCATAACTGGCGTGGACGCGTGCTGTCTATCCGTCCGAGCAGGAACTCGGCGGATGATCCGTAGGGCAGACCGAATGCCACTAGATCACGCGGAGCCTCCTCGGTCTCACAACATGCGTAGTACCGGATTACGCCGCGCGGAACAATTCCGTCAACCGGCGCGTAGCGTGGATCGGTCGCCTTGTCGTGTCCGTAGATCGAGAGGCCTTGATCAGGCACTGACCGTGTCTCCCGCTAGCTTGTCCAGCGCTTCGATCTGGCGAGGCGCCGGCTTCGTGGTGCCCCGCTCCCAGCGCGAGACGGTCATGATCGACACACCGAGCTGCATGCCGAAGGCCGTCTGCGACGCGAGCCGCCGCTTGCGTAGGCGCTTGATCTTCGTCGGGGTCCAGGTCTTCTGTCGCTTGTTCATGGCCACTGCCTCCTTTTGTATCTGGCCGAGCCGTTCTCTCACTACCCTCACACCCTATCTCACACGTTTTCAGATACGAATGTGAGTGTTGTGAGTATTGTGAGGGTGTTTTGGGGGACAGACGTATGTATAGAGATCCTGATCTGCTGATCTGTTGATCAATTGATCCCCCTTTTCTGATCTATACACCCTCATTCTTCTCCTATATATATATACTTTTTTTCATACTCACAACACTCACACTACTCACACTAGATACGATTCTACTCGAAATCCTGTGAGTCTTGTGAGTCTTGTGAGTCGTTTTCTTGAGTTAGGGTGTCCAACGGGACAAGGACGCCGCTGAGTTGTGCGGTCTTCTCTCCCACCTGCACCCGCTTGCGTTCGACACGTTCTCCACCAAATTCGTCCACCGCCTCCTTCAGCACCGCCGCCCATGAGAAGCCGACACGGCTACCGCGCCGGACTTGGACACCTTCATACCAGCCGTATGTGCTCTCTCGGGTGAGCAGCGCGAACACGACACCGTGCCGTTCTTCCCAGTACCCCACTGTCTCAGCCGCAACCGCGCCGGACGGGTGCCTGTGGTGCGACGTGTCAACGCCTACCGCTGGCATGAGGCATATCTTCCGCGCCGCCATGCCCTCGGCTAGCGCCGTCGCCATCTTCCGAAACGGCGACGAACTGGCGATATCTTTGGCCTGCTCCTCAGCCCCGGCCACCAACGTCTTCGTGGCCTCCGTGATCCAGTCCATGACTTCCTTCCCGGCCTCCTTGCCGTAGGTGGCGCGGACGAATTTGACGACGACCTCGCCGGCAGCTAATAGGGACGCGTAGGAGCTGAGAATGCGTAGGTGTATGCCGTCGCCCTGGCCGGTGGCCTTTACCAACTTTAGGCGCCACCGCTCACAGGTATCGTCCAGCGCATTCTCTCCTAGCAGCTTGCCATGCTTCGCCAGCCAGAGCAGGTATGCGCCGCCGAAGAGCTGTAGCTCCTGCCGCTGTACCAGCGCCTGGGTGGCGCTCAGCCGCTCAAGATCAATGTCACCGCCCTGTAGCGGTACGATAATGGTACGCGCCTCTACGGACGCCTCACCCTCCCACTTGTCCTCTCCGGTGCTCAGCATCAGCCCACGCGCGATCTGTGTGACGCGGGCCGTGCCGTCGGGGTTGCCGCGACCGCGGCCGGTGCGGTCGGCATAGTTCTGAATGAAGGCGGTAAACTCGGTTGGCTTGACGACGCTGCGCTTGTAGTCGTCTACCAGCACCGTCAGGTCCTTAGCAGTGTGGAGGAATGAGGTGAGGAACGTCGTCGTTGAGGTCCACGGTGTGGGTGCGTTGTTCTTGAACTTCCCGAAGAGCGAGAGCGCCGCGAGGCAGAAGCTCGTCTTGAGAATGCCAGTCTTCCCCATGACGTGTACTAGCGGCGGAACGGCTCCAATGCCGCTGGACGCCAGCGGGCCGGCCAGGACCTGGAGGACGATGGGGACGGACACGCGGGGTGGCGCTACGCTGATCAGTGTGCGGAACGCCTCCCACGACGCTGTCAGCTCCTCTGGCGTCGCCGGCGGCCGCACACCCTGCCCGTAGAGCATGAGCTCGGACCGAATCACGATAGCGCCTGTGGGGAGCCGATCAGGATCGATCCGCCGCAGCTCGTCCACGCCCTGAGCCGAGATACCTCCGTCGGCGCCCGGGAGTACGTAGACGGTGTGGTCGTCCATCCAGCCGGTGACCGCGAACGCCTTCCGCCGTTCGGGATTGCTCAACGCCTGCATCGCCTCTCGCACCTCGGGCGCATGCCGTGCGCAGACAATGAAGTCGCTCGGTAGGAGACTACCAGCCAGCGCCGCCTCCAGCCGCCCCTTCTTGCGTGTGCGGTCGTCAACGCGCAGCACCAGCTCGTGGACGTCACTGCCCGGGCGGGTGAAGCGTACGCGCCAGACGCGTTCGCCGTCGTCGGTGTCACTGCCGGCGTCAAGCTCAATGTCCTCAATGATCTCGGGGAGGAAGTTGCAGATCTCCAGGCCGTCTTCGGATCCGTCCTTGCGGAGAACCCGCTTGTAGACCTTGCCATCCGCCTCGTCCCAGAAGTAGTTATCGGCGCTGTACTTTGGCTTGCCGGCGGCTGCCGTCGGGATGCCGGTCTCGGTGACGTCGATCTCGTCGAACGCCTTCCAGGCAATGCTCCAGCATTGGAAGTCCATATCGGTGCGGCCCTCGTCGTACTTGCCGTACCAGCCGATGACAGCCATCTTGACGATGCCTGCACACTCCTCCAGCGTTAGAGACTGGTGCATCTCCTTTGCCGCGTCGCGTGCGGCGAAGCCCACACCCATCAGCCGCTTGGAACGGTCGGGGTCGGACTTGCCGGCGGGCTTCGCGTGGTGGCCTGCTAGCTGCTGCCGTAGGCGTTGCATGAGGGAGTGCGTCCGGATACGCTCCGGAATGTCAATCGCAGCGAGAGGCATCTGACGATACTTGTCCGGCGTCGCGGCAGTCCCGCCGACGCCACCAGTGCCCACAGTAACGCCCACGTCGGCTAGGAGTCCCTCAATGTAGCGTCGGGGGTCGTCTGTGCTGTGAAAGCGCACCACGTCCACCCTAGCGGGCTGTCCGACCCACTGGTAGCGCCTGCCGGTCACTGCCAGCGACGGCGGGACGACAATATAGGCGCCGTCACCCCGCACCTCGCCGATCTTCTCGCCCGTCGAGGCGCGGAGGTGGAACGTCTTCGTCGGACCCGTCGTGCGGAACCAGATGTGTGCGCCGAGGCGCCCGCTGGACGCGACAGCGGTCTGGTCTGGCAGGCCGAACTCGGGGTCAAGGAACTGCGCCGCGATCTGCAGGTGGTCCACATCGAAGACCATGACGCCGCCAGCGGCTTCACCGAGCGCCACACCAATGTTGATATCGTCTGGCCAGGCGGAGATTACGTCCGCGTTGGTCGTCGCGTCAAGGACTCCGTGCCGACAGAGATCAGCACGAGGGTGCTTACCTGGATGTTCGCAGTCGGGAGTTGAGCACGTGCAACCGTCCGTCCCGTCCGGTAAGTGGAGTGCCAGTACGGGCAGACCCGCGTCGGCGAATTGTAGCGCGGCGGTCTTGGTCTTGTTCATATATATCCAGGCGGCTAGTATGTGGCCAAGTGCTGCTGCAGCATACGACTACTCACTCTGTTCAACACGTCAAGAGCACCATGACACCACAGATGCGAACACGATGGCTCTTGGTGGGAGCCGAAGACAAACTCCTCCGTTTCGTAGATTGCACACAAACTGCGGTACACGTATTGGCGAACGGTGCGGTACTCCTGCTGAATAGTCATCGTACTCCCTCCGCGTAGGCGACAAGCGCGCCAGCAAGCGCCACTGTCTGTAGGTCTCCGAGGTCTCTCAGTTGCAGAATGCCCTCCTCGTCGTAGTGGACCTGGTCAAACCAGTTCAGTACGTAGAAGAGATCAAGCAGCCCCGACTCACCTACCACTTTGGCCTTGCGGCGGATGATGTCGCGGGCCTGCGCGAGTCGGGGGCTAGACGAGGTGCCAAGCATGTATTGCCATCTCCGCTTCGCGCAGGCTCTCTACCATCGCAGCACAGCCTCCTGCCGCCCGAATCCGTTCCAGTGCGTGGAGCTGTAGATTAAGATCATCTCTGTCGGGAGCCTGCCCCGGTCGCTTGACCTCAAAGGCAACGAACCTACCATGTAAGCATGCTTCAATGTCTGGCCGGCCGCGAGGCTGAAAGGGACTGCCATGATTCTTATAGGCCTCCGCTCCATAGCGCCGCAGCATAGCCAGAATCTGCGCAACGATGCGCGTCTCAGTCGGCATCAGAGACTTCCCGTCTACTCCTCCTTGACAATCAGGAAGAGCGCGGGGATCGAAAACATGTAGGTAATCCGCTTGTCACCCTTCTTGACGATAACGTAGTACAATAGCCCCTCCGCATAGGCATCAATGACCTCTTTATATACATGGGGGAGACTGCCCTCGTTAGTCCGAATCATGACCTCCATGCTCTACTCCTCCTCGTTGCTGGGCTTCGCGGCCGCGTCCGCGACCTCCCGCTCGATCTTCCGCTGCACCCGTCCACGCGCTGCATTGCAATGCTTGCAGGAGCACGGTGACCCGCGCCGCAGTCTGTGGACGGCTAGGCCGTGGCTGTCGCAGTAGTCGCCAGCGAGGCGGTGCCCGCGCTCCGAGTAGGTCACGGGGTCGCTACAGCTAGGCAGGTCCGGGAACTGGCCTTGCAGTTGACACAGGCGTCTTTGTGGTGGCATTTGTCTGTCCGTTCCTCCTCAACCTGGAGCGCCCCCGCTCGGAGAGCGCTCCAGGATATCAGGTACAGTCCGCCTATTCCAGGTCCGCGAAGAGATCGTCGTCTTCCGCTGTCTCTGCGGGTGCCGGCGCCTCAGCCGCGACAGGGGCCTCAGCTACGGCGGCGGGCGCCGATGCCGGAGCGGCGGCGGGCACGGCAGTGGTCTGGCCGACGTTCGCGGCTTCCGGTGACTTCGTGCGGTGGAACGCAAGCGGCCGCGACACGGTGCGCGCCGCGAAGTTGCCGGACGCCTCCTGGAACTCGTCGTCGACCTCCGCCACTAGCTCCTTGCCGACAAGTTTGTCGAGGTCCAGCGACAGCGTGCCCTTCCGCTCCTTCATGCCGCATGCGACCAGGAAGGCGTGGAAGCGCTGAAGGCCGAAGGTGGAGTCGTCGCTGCCCGGCTTCGGGAACGCGAACCGCTCGACCAGCTTCTTGCCGACAGCGGGGCCGTCGTTCTTCACCACCAGTGTGGCAGTGACCATCGCCCGACCGGACTTGGCCGGCGTTGAGTCCAGAGTGCCGACCTCCATCAGGTAGGTACCGGGTGCGATCCTATCACCCCCCGCCTTCCCCTGCGCTGGCGGCGCTCCAGTAAAGTCAAATTCCATTGTGTTGGCCATAGCTTCTCCTTCTATGAATCTCCGGTCCTGTGGCTAGCCGCCAGCGAACAGGTCTGGGTCTGCGCTTGCTGCCTCGGGACACGTCGCTTTAGGGCTCCCGAGTAGCCAGGCGAAGGTCCGACCTAAGTGCGGATTCTTGAGCACTGGGGGAAGCTGTCGGGTGGGTAGTGCTCGAACCTTGGCAACCGACAGCGCGTGTGTGCCGACTCGCAGCCTCCTCTCTGTCACTAGCTCTTTCGTCTTCGGATTCTCGATCTCCCGTGTAAACATGCGCCCGATCAGGAACATGGAGGGTACCAGCCCACCTAGCGCCGACGGCGAGATGTCAGGCTGGTACTCAAGTGCTCCGTCCTCACCGCCTCCGCGCAGCTTCTCCTGCGCGAGGAAGATGCCGTGCATCGGCAGCGACCGGAAGCGGTAGAACAGGTCCTTCTGCAGCTCGCCGATCTTGCCCCAGTCCTGCATCGTAACGATACGCGGGTCTGCCGACAGGTCGCGTTCGCCGAGCGTCTTCCGCTTCGCCAACTCTCCAGTAGCCGTGATGGTGTCAATGGCGTACCACTTGAAGTCGTGCGTGCCCTCCTGGAGGTACTTGTAGACCTTGTCCAGTTCGTCCCACGTTACAGGTGCCCCGTCGCCGGGGAAGACGCGGATGTTGTCGGCGTCAGAGAGTACGTTCGTGCCTCCTTCGACCTGCGGGATGTCGATGACCAGTCCCTTCCCTGGCATAGTGGCTAGGAGAGAGGTCTTGCCGACTCCTCCCTTGCCGAAGATGGTCGCTGCCACGTAGGTTGTCTTCGCCGACGGCTTGGCGATCCGGTCGGCAATACTTTTCGATGCGCTAGTCGGCGCTGTAGCCATCTCGTACTCCCTTCGCTACGAATAGCATTCTCTTGAGTTCGGCTTCGTCTCCGCCCAGCAGCGCCGCCTCGCAGACCTTGTTGTAGCGACACCAGTCGCAGTTCTGTCCGATGTTACGGACCGGAACGAAGCCCGGATCGCTGACGGCCGCACGAATCTCTCCGCAGGTTGAGATGAGGTCGCGCAGCAGCACCGCCTCCGACTGGAAGAGCTGCATCTGCATGCGCGGGAAGAAGACCTTCTCCTCCTTGTCAGCCAGGAGATGATACATCTCCTTGTAGTCAGCGTGGTCGAGTTGGTGTGTTGCGAGCGCCCTCTCGTACGCCTTCCAGGTAGTGTCCTGCTTAGCCCGGCTCAGCGTACCATCCTTGAGCAGCCGCGGCTCGGCGGGCTCCTGCGTGCGGAAGTAGTTCCAAATGACGCCGGCAGGCTTCACACCATGCACTTCCTCTAGGAGCACTGCACCGAGGATCGTCTGTAGGTCGCGGAGGCGCCGCCCCTGCATGGGCACGTTCTTGGTCGTCTTGTGCTCCCAGATCCACGCGTTGCCGGCTTCGTCCTGTGTCACGAGGTCGATCACCGCCACCACCTCGTCCTTGTCGGTGAGCGGGAACTTGACGTACTCCTCACACAAGAGAACGCGGTGCTCATCGCTGCCGCCGCGCAACTCGAAGTAGGCCTGGCAGAGCCGCGCCGCCTTCGGCACCAGCCCGAGCAGCTCCTTGCCGAGTTCGTCCTCGCCGGCTACCTGTGCCGCAACGGCGAGCTGCCGCGTCGGCTCAGTGAACTCATGGTCGATCCTCATGAGCGCGTTGGCGTGGCGTGTCGATGGCTTGATCGGCGTCTTCCGTTTGGAGATGAGCGCCCCGTAGAAACTCTCCAGGTAGCGGTGGACCACACGCCCCAGTTGGAGTGGCGGCGCGAACTCCTGCTTCGGCTTGAGGCCCTCTATGTACTCGTAGTAGTAAAGCTGCTGGCAGCGCCGCCAGCTAGTGCCGGACGAGAATGTGATTCTCAATTGCTCTCCTCCTCCTGTCCTGCTTGTGTGTTAATCATACGGCAACTCGCGGGGCATTGTCAACCCCATCAACTCCACGTCTGCGACACCTTCGCCTCGACCTTCAGCGGCACGTCAAAGTCGCCCATGCCAATCTGCTCAAGGCCGGGGTGCTCCATCTCGTACTCGATGATCTCGGACGCTCCCGACACGATCTTGTCCTCTGCCATAAAGAGGTTGTCGTCGTGGACGAAGCCGAGGTAGAAGACGGAGCGCCCGAGCAGTCCCTCGTCCTCCAGCCGCTGACAGGCCTTGACGCCGCCGGCCAGTGACAGGTCCGATGACGGTCCCTGAATCGGTGTGTTGATCGCCTTCCGATGCAGTGCGTTCTTGTCCTCACCCCCAAGCATCCGACGCCGCCCCGTGCTGGTGTCAACGTAGCCCTGATGTACCCACTCCCACGCGTGCTCGTGCCAGGGCTCGATGTCGGGATACATCTCGAAGAACCCTGTGCGCGCCGCAGTGGCCGTATCGACCGTGAAGATGACTCCGTACTCCTTCAGCGCCTGCTTGATGAAGCCCGGCACCTGTAGCCCAAACAGGAAGCCGAAGTTGGCCGGCTTGGCCGACTGCCTATCCGCCTTCCCGACCTTGACCATCCACGCGTCCATATCGCGCTTCCACTCAGCTAGCGAGCAGCCGGCAGTTAGCGCCTTGATCCAGGAGGCCGTGCAGGTGTGGATATCGCGCTCCTCTTGGAAGAAGGCCAGCATCTGGCGCTCCTGCACCACCCACGCGCCGACCCGCAACTCGATCTGCGACTGGTCGGCGGAGATGATCTTCCAGCCCGGCGGCGCCTGGAGGCACTGTCGCAACGGCTGCCAGCGCGGATACTGCTGGGCTGTCCCGCCCCGTTCCTGCTCAGCCGCCGTCCGTCCGGTACGGGGGCCTGCTAGGCGATAGATGCTGTGGAGCCGCTGGTCGCCCTGCTCATCGAGGAGACTGCCCCACGGACGCAGGTACGTACCGTCCATCTTCTGGAGTTTGCTGACCGTCAGCATATCCTTCACCAGCGGGTGTCGGTTGCGGTACGGGAGCAGCGCTTCTGCGGAGATCGAGGGCCGCTCCGTCTTCTCCGTCCGGGGTAGCGTAATCCCAGCGACGCGCTCGACGGCGTAGGCGGCGTCCATTGGTCGGGAACTACCGACCGTGTCACGAATCCGGGTGGTTAGCGTCTTGATCCGCACCTGTGCCGCCGCCGCCAACTCGTGCAGGCGCTCGACATCAAACGGGACGCCGGCGAGGCTGGCCTCCGACAGCCGCAGAGCGGCCGGCAGCAGAACCTCGCGGTACAGCGGCATGAAGGGCTTCCCCTCCGAGCGTGTCGCGAGCTCCTCGTCAAGCAGGAACGTAGCCACCGCGTCCTTGGCGTTGTACTCCTTGGTCTGCTGCCACTCCTCTGGTGTCGCAGGCACTGCGCCGAGCAGGTCGCCCATCTCGTCGCCCCAGCCTGCGGGGACCGAGGTCAGCGTCGGCGCGAGCGCCTTGAGGCTCAGCGACGACTGGATGTTCAGGAGGAACGCGAGAATCCAGGTGTCACCAGCGATGGTCGGGTGGATGCCGCGAGAGAGTAGCCAGATCACGTCGGCGACGGCGTTGTGGTAGATGGACGGTATCCGCAGCAGCAGCTCTCGGACGGGATTAACTAGCGAAAGGTCCTCAGCATCAAACGAGCAGGATAGGAGGCGTCCATCCACACGCCCCGCGAGGCCGAAGCTTACCAGCCGCGGAGTGCGCCCGTCCAGCCGAGACCAGGGCCAGGCCATCTTCCGTCCCGGGAATACCTCCCACTCCAGGTCGCACGCTAGGCTGTCACAGCGGCTGAGCAGGTCCAGAGCTCGCGGTACCTTCGCGGGGTTGGTCACTATCGTCGCGTCCCATACTCCACCGTCGGTGAACTTCTTGGCTAGCTTCAGGTCGTCTGCGATCTGCTGCATCCGCACAGCGCGGATCGACGGCTGGTGCAGGATCGACGCCGGGTGGTAGGACGGTATGACGCGGACGCTGGAGCGGTAGGCTGGCAGCAGCGGGAGTAGCTTGCCTCGGTTCTCACCGATGGCCGTCTTGCCGGTAAGCGCCTTCAGCGGTACACCGCCGAGCGTGACGATCACCTTCGGCTGGACAGCCTCCAGCTCCCGCGATGTGTAGAGCCGACAGGCCTCCAGCTCGTCAGTGCTGGGGTTGCGGTTCCCCGGCGGTCGGCAACGTAGCACGCTGCCGATGTAGAGGTCGTCGCGCGTTAGCCCCGCCATGCCTAGCACCTCGTCCAGCAGTCCGCCAGCGTTCCCTTGGAAGGGGCGCCCCTCCTGCTCCTCCTTGGCTCCTGGTGCCTCACCGTAGGCTAGGATGCCGGACGGGACAGGGCCCATGCCGGGGACGCAGACGTGCATCCCAGCCGAGCGCGGGCACTCAGAGAGGAGGCACCGCGTACAGGCTGAGTCGAAGCGTAGGGTCATATACCTACTAACGCCTCAAGTAGGCGCTTGGCCATGAGGGTAAACATTGGCCCAGCATACTCTCGCATCTGGCACTTCCCATGTACCACGCGGGAAACATAGGGCACGTGTCCTTTATTCTGGCCTACAATCTCCCAAGTGACACCATGCACTACCTTGCCGTTATGATTCACCACGTCTACGCGGTAATCGAAGCGATGCCCTACCACAGGACTGAAGTCTGGTAGTGATTCCATCAGATCGTATTCCCTCCCCCAAACAACTCCCGTGCCGCGTCTACGTCCAGGATCGACTTCGATAGCTCAGACTTGTCCTGGAGCGCCTTGTAGATGCGTTCGTCAATGGTGTCGGTGGCTACGAGCGCATGATATGTGACCTTCTGTTCCTGCCCGTGCCGGTGAAGGCGATTGCGGCACTGCTCGTAGTTGGCGAAGCTGTAGTCGCTGCTGTAGAACACCCCCAGGTGCGAGCATGTCAAGTCAATGCTGAGCGATGCGACAGCGACCTGTGCGATGAGGTGCGCGTACTTCGCCTCGCGGAAGCGTTCAAGCAGCTCCGTCCGCGTCGCGGGACGCACACGCCCGTCCAGGACGAAGGTGCGATCCTTGCCCTCCAGCGCCGCGGTCAGCCGATCGATGTCGTGGCGGAAGCGGCAGAAGATGACCACTCGTCCCACCTGTGGCACGGCGTCGCTGAGCAGGTCTAGGAGCAACTTCTCCTTCTCATAAGACAGGTCTACGATCTCACCGCTGGCCAGCTTCGTCCAGCCGCCCGTAATGGTCTGCAGCCGGAGGATGTTCGTCAGCACGCTCCGCGCCAGCGTCACGCCAGCGACCGTCTTGCCCCCCGAGTAGCCTTCGACCTCGGCGATGGCCTTCTTCCGCATCTCATCGTACAGCGCACGCGTCGCACGACCGAGCGTGATCGGTACAGTGACGTCGACCTGCGGTGGCAGCTCCAACGCGTTCGCCTTCGTCACCCGCGTCGCGCTGTTAGCTAGCTTCATCTTGAGCTCGTGGACGTTGCGGTAGCCGACGATCTGGTAGTTGAGGTAGCCTCCCTTGACGATGTACTCGCGCTCAAAGTCCGCCCAGCGGGAGCCGAAGATGGCCGGGTCGATGGCACGGTAGAGGCCGAACAGATCCTCGGGCCCGTTCGGCATCGGTGTCCCCGTCAGCGCGAGGCGCCGCGGTATGACATCCACCAGCCGGCCGGCGAACCGCGACTGCTTCGACGAGCGTCCCTTGAGCCTGTGGGCCTCGTCATAGATGACCATGTGCGGTTGCCACTTCAGGATCGCGCTACGGAGCGGCTCGCGCCAGAACGTCTCGTAGCCGACGAGGTACGCGTGACACTCGCCTTCCTGAACCCGAGCGGCGCGCTTGGCGATGGTGCCTACGGTGGCATCGCATACGCGCAGCTTCGGCCAGAAGATAGTGGTCTCCGCCTGCCATACGCCTACCGCCGACAGCGGGACCACGATGAGCAGCTTGCAGCAGCGAAGGTGCCAGGCAATGGAGAGGGCTGTCCTGGTCTTGTCAACCAGTTCCCATATCGAGAAAGAGCCCTCCGCGCCCGTCAAGCCGAATCAGCTTCTTGGCCGCTCGGACTTGGTAGGGGTAGAGGTCGGATGGGGGAACCATAGCGCATCACCTCCCCTCTGTGGTACTTGTCACAGGCCGAGACCTAGCGTGCTTTGCTGCATACGCTTCGCGGCGATCTCGCAATACTTCTCCTCGATCTCGATGCCGATGGCTTTGCGGCCGAGATCCTTAGCTGCGCGTAGCGTCGTGCCTGAGCCCATGAAGGGATCGAGTATGCGGTCGGCGGGGTCGGCAGACGCTTTGTTCAGAAGCCAGCCCCACGCGCGCAGTGGCTTCGGGCATGGATGTCCGGTCTTCTCAGCCCGTTCGGTGAGCTGCATGCCCGTTCCTGTCTGGGCGCGACCCGCCCGCGGATCAGAACCATAATAGAGAATCGGATTGAAGTTTGAGAAGCCCCACGATCCATGAGTCATTGCGGCGGGTTGCCAGAAGCATCCCATATCGCGGGGCGGCGGGTATAGGTGCAGACACCGAATCCCCGGAGTGAGGACAACCCGAAGGCCGTCCTCAATGAATGGCACGATCACACTATTCACAAGGGAAGCAATGTACTCTGGCGTATCCCGCCATGCTGCCTGATACTTTGCCTTTCCGTGGGCACGACTATCGCCACCCCTACCACCGTCCACCCCATACGGCGGATCCGTCAACACCAGATCGACGCTTCCGGGCTTCATTGCAGCGAGCACCTCGCGGCAGTCCGCGTGGTAGATCTTCACGGAGGCGTCTTGGTAGTAGGGGCGCATCAACTGGTTTGTGTCACCATCGGCGCGACCCAGTAGCGCCAGCCCGAGCGCGCGCCCTCACTGGTGCTCTCGATCATGACCGCCGACTTCGCATCGTTGATGTGGAGCTTGATCGTCTCGTCGAAGGCGCGAGCCTTTTCCAGGTAGCCGCCGTCGATCGTGAGCTCGCAGTCCAGAGCGCCGGCGCCTCCGACCGTCTGGAAGGAGCCCAGCTCCTGCGTGTTGACCAGGAGCACGATCTTGCCCTGCCGCGCCTTGAGCACTACGCGGGACGATGCACCTAGGACCGCCGCGGCCTTCGCGGCCGAGACCAGCGCCTGGGTGGACAGCTCTACCGTCTGAGCGTACTTCTTCGGCACGGTAGCCAGGAGGTCGGGGAAGCTTCCGCCGGCGTGCAGCGCCAGTCGTATCTTCGTCTTGCCGCACGTCAGGTCGGCACAGCCGCCTTGCAGGCTGACCTTCAGCTTCTCATCGCCGAATGTCGCCAGCGCGGCGCACAGGTCGGCGATGGGAATGATGCCGTAGTCGCCGTCCGCGCCCTCGACTGGAATCTCCAGGAGCACGGCGGAGATGGAGTCCGTCGCTATCAGACGCAGCTTGCCGTCCTTGACGGACGCCTGCGTGCCGGACAGGACGGGCTTGAGTGGGCGCGTCCCCGACACATCGCTGAGGAGGCCCAGTGCCGTGCTCAGCAGTGCCCGGTCGGCCTCGGCGACAGTGAACGCTTGGTCGGCGCCCTTGCTGCCCATCTGAGGCGGCGTGGAGTCCGCTGTCGTACGCAGCGTCAGGCGCATGCCGGAGACAGAGAGCGTCAGGTCCGGCGGCGCGAACGTCACCGTCAGCGGCGCGTCGTCGTCAGGGAACAAGCGCAGCGCGGCCGCGAGGCGCTCCGCGTCAACGGCGCAGGACGCGCTCTCGCCCGATAGGCCCTTGATGGTGACAGTGCTCTCCGCAGCGGTCATCGCGCCGAGGTGCTGCCCCTGATACCAGGCGAGCAGCCGCGGCTTGCCTCTGAAGCCGAGCTGGGCTGCGCCGGGGTCGAGGGCTGAGAGTGCCGTCAGGCGTACGAACGCCTTGAAGTCTGATACCTTCATGTGCTTCCTCCTGCGGTGTGGGCGTATTGGGTCACGTGCTGAGCATAGCACAGGTGTTAATCATTGTCAAGGTGTGGCTTCGGGCTCGTCCTTCGGCAGCTTCTCGTGCAGCTCGTGCATCACGCGCTGCTGCTCCTGGATGATGCCGTTGAGCCGATCGTTTTGCTCGCGGACTCCCATGAGTTCCACGTAGGTGTCGGCGAACGCCACCTTGAGTCGGCGGTGCTCAACAGCCAGGCGCCGTCCGCGCTGCTGTAGCTGCGCCGCGTTCAGCTCCAGTGGAGTGTCTGGCTCCGGCTCCGGCGCAGGCGTTGGGGTCTTGTCCGTAGTCCTAGGCATAGCGCATCTCCTCCCTCTGTGTGTTAATCATACAGACAATAGCGGGGCGGTGTCAAGGCGTACTAGCTGACCAGCTTCGTAAACTGGCCCTGGAAGCGGGAAATGACGAAGGCGTTGTCCGCTGCTAGAGCAATCAAAGCTACAGTGAAGAAGTACCTCGACCCTACCTTTGTAAGAGGGACAATGAATTGAGTGAAGTGTTCGTCCGTGTGCCCCTTCATGGCCATTTCCTTGTCCACATCATAGGCCTCACAGGGATGGAAAATTAGGAACCAAACATCCGCATTCCTGTTCGTAACATCCGTGTTCGTAATGATTGCAATGGGGTCGCCGTTGGATGTGTCAAGACAGGGAGTCGGGTCAATGTCCACAAAGACACCCCCTCGTCCAAGGTTCGTCTGGCTTGCTGTTGTAATGGCATCAAGGTTAGACCATGTAGTGGCATCGTCAGGACTGTCTGCTTCGCAGGTAATGGTATTAGTACCCAAGTCGACAGAGATAATTCGTACCTGTTCCCCCTTAGTAGTATTATGAAGTACCGTACCCAGGAAGATAGAATTTTCTCCCGAGGTATGATTGTAAGCAATAGTGGTCTTTGCGGCTGGTACACCATTACAAGTACCTACAAAGGGAGTGTTGCCCAACCATCCTAAAGCAAAGCCGAAGGTAGCTACAGAGGAAGATGAGTACTCATAGACGCCGCGCTCCTCTATGTCGGTGGTGCGCTCGGCCAGTTCGTCAAGTGCGCCGTCTACATTGCCTGGGTCAGCGTCACCATCCCAGTCAGCCAGCACTGCGGGTGTATAGGTAACGGCCGATGCGTCAACAGCCCCTCCGCCGCCCTCGCCCCTGCTGATCTCGAACCACGCACCATTTGCGCCATCAAGCGACTCATCGTACATGAGCGTCACGTTGTCTTCGTCGTTGCCTACGAGAGCGAGGTCGGCATTGTCATTCAGCAGAATCTTTCGACCTGCCCCACCGCCAGCGTCGTTATGTCGCACCGTGATAGTGTCGCCCGCGTCGGCGCGCACTACGATGA